TTGAGTCGCAGAGACGACAGGAACATCGTACTCCACTGCGAGCCCTCTAAGCTCTTCTGCGATTGCTTTGATAAGGGTATAACTATTGACGTTGGCTCCATTTTTTATCCTTGATGACATACAAATGTTCAGATAATCGATGTAGATAATATCTGGCACAAAGTTTTTCTTAATTTTCAATTCTTCCAATAGATGACGGAAGTTAGCCGAACCAGCGCAAGCAGTTGGATATTCTTTGATAATTAATTTACCAACTGTTTTATTACGGATCTTTTCAACCTTCTTATCATAGATATCTTTTGGTAAGGCTGCAAGTTGATCGATAGGCGTATCAAGAAGATTAGCATCGATACGTTCTGCAATCTTTTCCTCAGACATTTCCATAGTAATGTATAGAACATTAAGACCAGCTATCATATTAGCAGCCGAACAACTACACATAAACAATGATTTACCAACACCAGTACCTGCCAATGCAATATTCAAAGTTTTGCGTGGCATACCGCCATTTGTAATTTTATTAAAGTAATCTAGATCAAACGGGAGACGGATTTCTTTCTTGTGGTAAAATTCATAACGAGCATCCGCATCTTCAAGGAAGTCGTGGCCGATATGCGTATCAAAACTAACAGCCAACGCATCAGAGAGAACCTGAGGTATCGAGCCTTTACTCTTAGTTCCATTTTTATCATCGAGGATTTGGATGCTTGCCATGATGGCATTATATATCGCCTTTTCTTGACAGAACTTTTCAGTTTGGTCTAGGAGCCATGGCAGTTTAGTATTTTCTTCTTTCTGTAGCCCATTAACATTTTCCTTGATCTTCTGATACGTATCCTCAGACAACCCATCCCTGTTAAGAAGTTCAACATTCAAACTTTCTTTTGAAGGGATGGAGTTGTATTTTAGGATATGGGTATTAAAAATATCAAATAGAATTTTATCAGAAGGATCTTGGAAATATTCAAGTTTAAGAAATGGGATTGTCTTTCGAGCATACTCCTCGTTGTGTAGCAAATTATTGAATATAAGTTTCTCGACTGACATTAGTTACCCTCTTAATCAAAATTTAAAATCCCATTAACATAGTTTTCAGCAGCGTCTTGTACAAAGTAAATGCTGTTATTGGGATACTCTACATTATTAACATGGCGATCATCTTTGTAAAAATCAATACACAAAGTTTCGCCTTCTAGAATGATAACAGCTTTTCTGTTACCTTGTTTATATTCCTCAATCACTGAGCTCATCGTCATCCTCCATAATTGAACCAGTTGAAAATTTATATTGCTTTTCAATATACTGAGCAAAATCTGTAGTAGTAAACATCTTCTTCCAGAAATCGCCATTGTTTACAATATCAGCGGCTCGCATAGAAGGTGTATGAACTTCGCCAGTTTCCTTATCTACTGTAGCATACCAGCCATTTTTAGGCTTAACAATATAACCACCATCGATAGCCACATCAAGCAAACCAGACCATCGGTTGATTCCACCTTCGAAGGAAACTGTGATTGGAATTTTTGACTTTTCTTTAACATAACGGGACTTCTCTACATTAATAACAAAATGATAACCACTGATGCCATCAGCATCTTTTTCCTGCTGGCGACCAAGGATCCAAATATTATCTGAACCATAATAAGAACCAGTACCACCACCAACGATAGCCTTCGGGAACATGCCAATTTCCATGTAGGTATGATTGATAACCGCCATAGGAATATCCTTGAGTGTCAAATGCGGAGTAATCATACGGAACAATGACTTCAACTGTTTAGCACGAGTCATATCAGAAACTGACTTTTCATTCAATGCATCTTCAACTTCTTTCTTCGAAGCCAAGTTACCAATCGAATCAATAACAATCATAACATGATCATCACGTGTTAGTTCTGCCATCTGCTTCATAATATCGAACTTGAGTTCTTCAATATCAGTAATTGGAGTATGAACAACAGAATCGAATGGAATCTTAAACGTAGTGAAGTATGACTGAGGAGTACCAAACTCTGAGTCATAAAAAAGGATAACGCCATCTGGATACTTCTTCAAATAAGCAGAAGCAAGGAGAAGAGCGAAACCAGTTTTAAAATGTTTAGATGGTCCAGCCAACATAGTTAGTCCAGGAGTAATACCGCCGTCAACTGTTCCTGACAACGCTACGTTGATCATAGGAACTGATGTTGGAATCATATCCTTCTTTGTAAAAATCTTACTGTCGGTCAGCGTCGATGTTAGATTGATCGTGCTGTTCTTGATTAACTTGTCTTTCAGTGCCATCGTCTTCTCCAAATATTTCAGGTCCAATTATTAATATACTACGTTTTTCTTTATTTGTCAAGCGAATATTCATCCCATGATTAGCGGCCAATAATAATACAACTGCGAGAGGATCAAATACAATAACGAGCAAGAATATAACCCAACGAACAGCCACTTCAAGATTATCAGATCCGCTGGTTCCATATAATGCCGCTGCAATGTATTTGATTGGACCAACTTCCGCTTCGAGTTTCTTGATACTCGAGTCAAGTTTAACTTTCTGTGACTTGAGTGTTCCGATAGTTTCTGTATGTTGACTCTTTTGTTGTGTAAGCCCATCACGAATTTTCCTCTGTTTATCAGCAGCTTGTAGAGAACTAGCAGCCTGACCTTTATCTGTCATTTTTGTAACAGCAGCATCAATTTGTGCAATCTGTTTATTCAAATCATCAATAGCTGCTTGTTCACTATCAATTTTAGTTTGTACAATTTGAGCATCATCTGCATTACCAGTTGTAATTTCTATGTTTTGCTCGATGTGTGCTTTTGAAAGAAAACCAAATGTACCCATACTGGTTATTGCCATCAGTACGGATACAGCTATTGTTAGATATATTTTTAACAACCATGGACATTGTTTCCAATTATGAAACAGCCATGTTGATGCAACTAGCTTACCTACTTCCAATGCCGTTCCCATCACGATGATAGGATAATATGCAGCAGAGAAGATAGCTGTCAAACCAATAATTGAAAAATATGCCGATACTCCTGATATTGTAAATGATACCAGGATTGTAATTATGTTAAGCATTGTCTACGTAATCAGTTATCTTCTTGATGAATGCTGTCATCTTCTCAGCACGATCTGGCCAGAGGATATAAGTTTTTTCTGGATCTTTTGTAAGGTTATTGAGCAATGGCATTACCATATCAATCAACCCTTGTAGTTTAGCTTGATTATCTAATGCTGATTTTACAACAATTTTAGATTGCTCTTCTACTTTCTTTTTAAGCATTTCTTCATGCTTCTTTAACTCTGCTTCTGATACTAAGCTGAAACCAAAATCTTCATTATTCATTATGTAAAAAATCCTTCCAGTGTTGATGTTTTCTCTACTTCCCATCCAATTACCTCCGTTATAGAACGTAGTGGGTCAAGGAAACTTTTTTCGAATTGTAAGTCTCGGTCAATATACTTATCCAATTTAAACTCAGCTGGCAATTCTTCAGGCACTGCGATAACAGTATCTTGAATTGGATTTGGTGTTTTAAGATAAGCAAAACGAATCTTATCACCATCAGTGATGGGCATGATATTATTTAATTTATGCTTCTTTAGTAGATCATTAAAAAGCAATGCACCCTTAACTTGAATCGGCGTTCCTGATTTATAAATGTTAGAAGCATCCTTATACTTCCACATATTTTTAATACCACGTGGAAATGCTACATCCTCAAACGGAAGTTCAAGAAACTTGATGCGAAAATCTGAAACGAACTTTTGTAATTCATCTTCAGATTTATTCATAACAATCTCAAGAGCATTTTTAATATTCTCACGACAAGCATGCGGAGTCGAAGAACGAACAGCTTCAATACCGCTGATTTTCAGCTTTGGCTTATCATACTGAACGCCTTCAACGTTCCAAGCATTGAGGATGTACATTTTCTTACCACGCCAAATACCTTTGTTAGCAATGGTCTCACGCTTCATCTGCATCTTCTGTTGATATGCATTCATCATGCCAGCCAATTCATCATAAGACTTATCCATGAATGGCTGGATATAACGATCGCAGAAATTATCAATCAGTTTAACAGCTTCAAGTTCATCACTACCTTCTGGGATTAGCTTCTCGAATGTAACATAGATCGAATCAGTATCTGAAGCAATAACATAATCTGAACCAGTCGTCTTACACAACTTGTTCATGTATTCATTCATCTTCTTTTCAATCCATCGAATTGATAATTGACCGCTGGTCGTGATTGCCTCAGCGTGTTTGAAGTTGAACCATCGAAAAAACTGATTCCCAAGGGCACCGTAAGCAGAGTTGAGCTGAATTTTTTTCGCAAGTTGCATATTGTGGTAACGCGAGACTGCTTTGGCATCTTCACTAGACTTGGTCTTTTCGTAGCTCTTTTTGGCTTCGAGCATCTTTTTCTTATACATCGAGCGGTCATTATACATCTTCTCCATTAGTGCTGGGAGGAAACCTTGTTTGTCTTTACGATAAGTGCAACCATTTGCAGCATATGAAAAAGAAGCATCACGATATTCCCAAGTTCCTTTTAACATATAATCGATAGAAGGAAAATCAATTTTACCTGCAAAAGTTTCAGGGCTGATATTGTATTGCATGATAAGATGAGGATACAGGCTGTTCAAATCGAACGATACAATCCACTTACTCAAGCCGATCTTCGGTTCCTTAACATGACCACCAACTAATACATCATCATCTGGTTGTTTCTTAAATTGTGGAATGACAATGCCTTGATCAAGAAGGTAGTTGTGAATGATAACATCCCAAGAACGAACGGTAGTCATTGTATCATCATAGTTGACTTTGGCATCATAAGCGATAGCCATAACCTGTTCAATAAACTTCAGCTTGTCTTCAAGTTTATCAACAAGAACAGTATCCTTGATATTATACTCAATGAACAACTGATGATTGCGATTATAAAGATCAGTCAAATCTTTATATCCTTGATCGCGGTAATCAACCTTCTTTTCGCCAAGTTCAATTTGAGCGATGTAATCTAATTTGTATGATTCTTGATTGCCGAAAGAAAACTTACGATAGAGTTGGTAGTAATCCAAAGTTGACAAACCGACGATGTCATAGGTTTGATTTTTCTTACCACGGAACTCGATCTCGCGTTCATTGATCATACCCCAAGGAGAGAGTTTCTTAGCTTCCTTCTCATTAAAGAGTCTTTTGATACGGTTGATAAGATATGGGATGTCGAAGAACTCGATGTTCCACCCCGTAACGATATCTGGCGACCAGCTAGG